CTTTACTGTACCTAAGCTTACGTGGGAAACTAAGCAACCAGACTGGCGTAAACACAATCAGTATTCAGACGATCAAGGTTTGTAATGCTAAGCAATAATGTTAGTCATAAACAAAAAGTAAAACAAAAGAAAATGGGTAAGTTAATTCGTAAAGCAGAAGAATGGGGAGAGTGGCATGGCACATGGCTAGAAACTACTCTTAATGAGTTTTTTGACAAATATTCTGTGAAGACTATAAAGTCAGAAATACTTCGATATATGCTTGAAGATGAAGCAGATCAAGAAGATGTTGTGCATCTTATGTTTTATGAAGTAGTTAAAGATTTTTTGAAAGATCAAGCAAAACCTGATATGTATGAGAAATCTGATACTGTACCTACCCCTGCAACTATTGATACAATGTTTGAAATAGAAATACCAATAGTTGGAGAGATGTATGAAACATTTTGCGAACACTACGGAATATAAAGATTTTGCTCTTCGTATGTATAAGAAGAATTGCTCTGAACGTCGTGCTTATGGCATGGAAGTTCATCCTACTTTTCAATCGTACGAAGAGTCCAACCGTAATTTCTTGAAAAAGAAATATCGTAACAGTTAGTTGATACAACCACCTGTGGAACCCAGTGCCCTAGAGGTCCGAGAGAGGCAGACGACTTCCTAAGAATCGATGCAAGATAAGCGTTGATGTACTCAACGAAACTTTAAGTTTATACTTATGATTCTAAGCGGGTCAGAGACCACGCTAACTGTTGCGAACCAATTAAGGAGTAATTATGGATAATGTAAACCAACCCCCACATTACAACACTGGAGAAATTGAGTGCATACAAGCTATTCAAGCTTCGATGACTACTCGACAATTCCAAGGCTACTTGAAAGGTAACATCATAAAGTACATATGGCGTTATGAATACAAGAACCAACAAGAAGACTTGCAAAAAGCCCAATGGTATTTAGCAAGACTATTAGAAACTTATGACTATGAAGGAGAAAATCATGAGCAAAAATCATCACCGATATAACAATCAAACTTCAAGATGGTGTGACTCAAACAATGTACCGTATCAAAGAAACGGTTTTTTGTTTGGCCCCAACACCGTTGAAGACCAAGTAACAGGTACTACTTTCCACACTATTAGACCTAAACAAGGTTGGTTGGAATTACCTGAAGGTATAAAAGCCGAACAAATATTCAATGAAGGCGACTGGTTAGTCGCTGAATACCAACAAG